TAAATACATTTGACGCCTTTGTCTGGAAATCCACCTTTGCAGAATCTGGCATCATTAGAAATTGCTGAGTTGCACCTATCTGAGCATACGCCATCTGACCTGATGGCACCATATTGGCAGTTGTCACATCACCCAGAGATGAGCCCTTGCCTGATTCATGCTGGAATAGCCTGGCATTTACCCAGAAATCCAGGTTATCCTTGGGATTTGGAGTAGGCTTCAGAAGGGCTGTATTGTAATTACATAAGACAATGAACTTCTTCTGAAAATTCGTTATTTCACTTGTAAAAAGAACATTCTCAGATCTGCAATTGTGAAAGTTGCCCTGCTCAGTAGACCCAAGATGATATGTGGTCAATGGGTCTAAGGATGCAGCGATATTCTTCAGAAATGCATCTTTTTGCTTTTTACCCGGGGGTAGACGTCTTAGATACACAATGACAATTACAGGATCGTAGTTACTGGTAAATGCCATCTTATTTAGAGTGCTCATACCCTCTTTTATTGAGCCAGTATGCAAGGAGCGCATAACACCCTTAGAATCCCTGTGAATTACTAGGGGCTGACAAGGTGCATTGTCTAAATAATCAATATCAAAGACGAAGGATCTGGCACCTAATGATAAAGCAAGCTGAATACCCTTTACCATGTCAAAAACACCATCTGAGACATTCAGGTCGCCACCTAGATATCCTGCTAGACGGACCGTGAGTGGACGCCAGTTAACGAGGGCAATCTCAGATTGTTTTAGATTAGAATAGACACCTGATTTCTTCAGAAACGATTCGCAGACAGAAGTGTAATTGGGTGCAAGGGGGTCAATAGAATTACCAAGGGCTAATCTGCGAATTGCGAGCAATTGTTCAATAGAATATTCTGTAGAGCGATAACGACCCTTTGTATTCTTATAAGAAAATGCCAGTGAAATATAAACAATGAACATAACTACAAAAAATGCAGGAACCAAGAATTGCATTGGGGAATCTTGCAAAACTTTTTGTAGAACTTCTCCTGCGGCTTGCATGCCTACTATTGAGTAGTGGCTTTTATAACATTATAGTTTGGTCCAATCGCCCTTACGTAGAATCAGACAACCGGGAATCTTCTTTGCTTTCTCTATCTTTCCTGAGCTGTATGTCTGAGGATCCTCCTTATCTGCAATGAATACTGCCTTAGTATCTAGCTTTACAGAATCTGAAATCTTGTAACCTTTTTCCTCCAGAGATTTCTCAATTGCATCATCACGAACCCCCGTGAATACGACTGTGCCCTTGAAGGGAACTTGCAGTAGAGGTGCAACCTTATTAGTAATAGAAACCGGATATGGCAAGAATGACCACTCTGTCTTACGAAATTGCTCATATTTTGCCCAGAGGACCTGGAAATCCTTCAGGGCATCTGGAGACCAACCCTTGGGCGCTATCAACCCAGAGGACCACTTTGTCACATCTGGCTCAACAGCATAGAGTGCCTCCAGCCTGGTAGAGCCAATCCCATCAGGCCTCAGAGGGCATGCAATAAATAGGTCAATCTCACTCGCCTTTGACCAACCATCTGTCTGCACAAGCTTATAGAGATTAGCACCCTTAACGGGACCAAGCAGCTTCTTGAGTGCATCTTCCGTGGCCTTTCTTAAGAGTGGAACACTCGTATACCCAGCCTCTACTATGGCCTTCATGACAGCAGGACCCACATTCGGCCAATCCAGATGCTTTACCATCTTCATATACTGGGAAACCAGGGTGCTTGAATCAGCCACCTTCTGCTTAATATTGACTGCCGTATCTGCAGGGCCATCCCACTCCCAAGTGCCCTGAGGAGGATACGAAACAGCAGCAGGAACTTCCACGGACTCAATCAATGGAATCACATCACCACCCTTTCTAATAATCACTTGAGCACCTGGACCGACCTTCCAATCAACAATGCGACGGGCATTTACACCTGTAACAAACTGAATAGTTGAACCACCCAGATGAACGGGCTCAATCTGCACACGAGGTACTAGCTTACCTGTAGCAGATGCATTCCACTCGACCTGAACCACCTTGCTCAACTTAGACTCACCATTCGGCGGCTTCCATGCAATCGCATCCTTCGGATTTCCCTTGAGAACACGTGGAAGAGGTTTGTTCATCTTTACAACAAGTCCGTCCATGTCATATTCGGAATCCGTGCGACGCTTTGATAAGAGAGTTGTAAGTGTAGTGCTTGAAATTTCACTCATTGATATAGACCAAGGAAGCCAGAGGCCCCACGATTCTAGCCATGCAGTCTGCTGCTGGACACTGAGGTCAGAAGCCATTCCAATAATTTCATAGCCAACGAAGCGAATCTTAGCAGCCTCCTCAGGATTTGGCTTTTTCTGATGAAATTGACCATTTACAATAGAGCGTCCGAGTTTCCCTTGAGGAATCTGACTTTTCGGCATAATAAGTTCCCCACGAATCCAAACATCGGGAATTGTCTGAAGAATCTTAGGACTCAGAGAAATATACTTCAGCCAAGGGGAAACATCAACACCCATATTGTCATCGCCAGACAAATAGAGATTTATCTTTGAAGGATTCCAGAGCCCCGAGATTCCATCAAGCTTCTCTGAAATGACAAACGTATTACCATTAGCCTTCTTTACCCACTTATCTAGATCATCTGCTACCTTTGCCTTATCAAGGGAGCCGAGATAGAATGGCATACGAACAATCTTCTGCTTGGGAGCAGGGCTTGCGCGAACCTGTTGCAAGAGGGGGTGCTCAGGATTCATTCGAGCAAGTTGCTCCATACCTGTATCATATTCATCATCCGTCATTAAAAGTGGTTTGCCATTGCGATATGCTTCATTTGCCCGAGTGAGCCTGAGAACTAGGGTTTCCATCTAGGCTAAATATGTGCCTGTTTTTAAAGCGGTACATAGTTCAATTTTATTTTAACATTATAACTAGATGATAGTATTCCTAGGAGATTCAATTATGCAATGGTGGGACAAAGAAATATTTGAGAAATATTTTTCTAATTTAAATCCAGTGAACTTTGGAATTGCAGGGCACACCACCAAGGATACTCTTGAATTTTTACAAATTAGTAAATTCCATAATTTAAAACCTGGTGTAATTGTTTTATTAATAGGAACTAATAATACTGACCATGGCTATACGAGTGTTCAGACATTTAATGAAATTAGGGAAATAACTCAGCTACTTTTAGAATTAAGTCCAGAAAGTAAAATACTTGTTCTTAGTATTCTTCCACGAGGTGAGAGCAAAACTGACCCTAAACGTGTAATAAACAATGAGGTAAATAAACTCCTTACAACCAGTAATCTAGATAGCAGAATATTCTATATGGATATAGGGCATTTATTCGTAAAAAAAGATGGAACAATTTCATCTCGTATTATGTATGATAAATTGCATCTGACACCACATGGCTACACGATTCTTTCAGAAGTAGTAAAAAGTTATTTATATGTTATATTTGGAATACCTGGATAGCCTTGCTTCTTAAATTGATATAATGTCTTTATAATATTCAGTGATAGTCGGAATTCTAGGCCTTATCTCAATGGTATTTGTCAATGCCATTAAGATAGGATTGTAATTTGTTAAATCAGGCCTCCCTGCCATATAGCCGCGATTTACAAACCCGTATCCACGCATATAAACATTCGTCGGCCCCGTAATCTGTATATAATTGGAAGGGTAACCTGCATACTTCAGCTCATTTTTTATAATATGATAAGGTGAATCATCGAAGACAAATGTTCGCGCAGCCAGATTTTCAGTTGGCTTCCCAATCTTCTCAAGAATATTCTGAATATCCTTGAGCCGTTTAGGAGGATTTATAAGTCTAGAGTCCCGCATAGGGTCTTGCCTGAGCATCATATAATCAAATACTCTTTCTGATAAACACCCTAGATACCTGGCAATATAATATTCAATACAGTCCACATAGATATCTACCATATTATTGGTTAGCATGAGAATTGCAGACACCTTACCAGACTTCCTTAGCTGAATAGCTGGTCGCAGGATTTTATCCACGAGGGTCGTATTTAGAGAGCGTGCAATATAGCTTTCAACGGCTGCCCATTTTGTATTTATCTGAAATATAATATCGCTAGAATCAATTAATGTAGAATCTAGGTCGAATACTAGGACAAGACCTTCCATTGTCGCGGTAATGAATATAGTGCGCTTGCGCTAATCAATTTTATCGCTGTATAAATGCCATAACCATCTCATCCATAAGGCGCATCTTATCTTCAGCAGTATTAGCCTTATCTGCAATTTTAACTTTCTTAAATGCAGAGCCTGCAATATCCTTGGGAACAATGGATGTTATCGGTGGCTTTTTGACAACTTCCTGGAAAAAACGGACAGATTCCTGAACTGCCCTTGACAGAATTACAGGGTCTTTCACCAAGGGTTGAGCAGCTGGAACCTTCCATCGCGGAACTTCAGAAATAACTAAAACCATGAGTGCCAAACATTCCTGTTTTTGCCTGGAAGTAAGACGTGCTTGCTTTCCTCGCCATAGGTCCAAGAGACTCTGAAATTCCTCATGCATTCTCACTAGGCCACGTCTAGCTAAATCCTTATAGGCTTCAGCTAGAACTGCAGCAACATAGTATCCAATCTCAGCCTTATCAGGTTTCATAGTGGCATTTCCTGTTCTTCTTGCAGTAGTAAGTGTGAATCCTGAGCCTTGGGCTCGGATTTTCTTATCTTCATCAATGAGCCACTTTAACCAAAAGAGTGCCTTTTCTATATTTACTTCTTCACATGCTTGTAAGATTTGATTACCTGCCATGCGCATAATAGGCTGGTCGTGCTGGGGTTGCCAGACTTTTCTGACAGCATCCGATTCTCTGGCAGGAGAAATCGCTTGAATCCAGGTGGAATCATGAGTATCTTCAGGAACCTTGGGCCATGTTATCTTATACTGTCTAGGAAGTGTCTGAACAACTAGATTCACTTCAGCAACCCGTTGCTGAAATTCAGGGTCTCTGTAGAGTGCCTCCAAGTCAAGAGCACCTGCTCGGTCTTCCAAAATCTTCGTTCGCTCCTGCAAGTAGACAAATATCCGGAGACTTGCTAAATGAACATGCTGGAATACAAAGGACCATATAAGACGAATCCAAATTTCAAATGCGCCGCTACAAATGAGATCTGCACTATAATGCAAGGCTTTACCTGATGCAGATGGACCGGCTTGAGATAAAACTTCTTGTAAGGCTTTCACACAGTCCCTTGCGTCATAACCAAATCTGGTTTTCACGGAAGGTTTCTCAATCACCTTTGGCTGGGGTGCTCCAGGGATTTTTACTTGGGGCCTATCCATCTTTACAGATGGCGTAGAATATGGATTTCTGAACTTGGCGTCCACGTCATTGAAACTTGCTCAACCTTAATAGTTTCAAAAGCAGTTAGCATAGAATCAGGGAGTCTCGAGCAGAAAACTAGAGACCCCTTTGGCATCTCAGAGCTTAGTCGTGCAAAGATAGCATCCTGTGTTTCCTTATCAAAGCACATGTTGCTTAAGAAAATTAGCTTGGCATCCTTGTATTTAAAGGCGGGATTCAAGAATGATGCCTCATAAAGCTTGACTTGTGAGCCGGCATTTGGAATTGCAGCTCTGAGCTTGAGGAGAGCCTGCTTGGCTAGAGAAACTCGCTCTGGGAGAACTTCAATACCGACTGAGCTCTCAAATAGTCCAGTTAGAGCCATGAAGAGAACTGCGCGTCCACGCCCTGAGCCTAGATCATAAAAGCGGCCGGAAGATACAGGTGTAGGCTTAGGCTTAGGCGTAGCTATAGGCGTAGCTATAGGCGTAGCCATAGGCGTAGCTATAGGCGTAGCTATAGCCACTGCCATAGCCATTTTCTGAACATAATCAAGCATGAGTTTCAAGGTTGACCACTCAATCTCACCATACGTCAAGTTATGCTGCCCAGCAGCAACAGTCTTGGGAAGTTCGTTGTATATTGGTGCTAAAATAGCACTAATTGCATCGGCGTTAATTTTTACTGGAGCAACAGGGTTACCCTGTAAACGACGTCGCATAGTTCCTTTGGCTCTTATACGTCGCGTCCTTGCTACGTCCATATCTACTTACTTGTATTTTGGACCCACTATCTTTTTTCCGCGGAACTTTCTGGAAGTTCTCGGAATGAGACCCTTAGCCTTCAGGCTAGCAGTAGCTGTAAACCCAATGGATTCACCTTTCTTATAGCGCTTCATTAAGTCCTTATTCTTTCTTGTAGCCTTGTAGCCACCCCACATTTTATCACAAGGACAGGCCATTTATTATATGTAACATTTAAAACATAAGGCATTAAGAAATATATGGATCTAAGACAAGAACTTCACAAAGTATTCTTACGAAGCCCGAAAAATCTGTTTGATGAATTTATTGAAGAATGTCGCCGCTGGTATTCTCAGCCTGCTCATACCCTACAAGAGATGCGAACGCGCGATTCAAAGAAAATTCGTGGAGATATCTTTGAAGATTTTTGTGTATTATATTTGAAAGAGGTCAAGGGATTTCAGGAGGTCTGGCTTTTGGAAGATTTACCTGAAGAGAATTTAGTTCAATTATCCTTAAAACGAAGAGATATGGGAATAGATATTATTGTAAAACACAATGAGGAATGGTATGCAGTTCAGTGTAAATATAAAAGCCCTAGTCCCGATAAAAAGAAATCATATATTACATGGTCTGCCCTATCGACCTTTTATGCAATGTGCTTGAGAACTGGCCCTTGGGCGAAATTCATCGTAATGACAAATTGTGATTATACAAGGCATCAGGGCGAAAAGGGCCCTAAAGACTTATCGATTTGTTTAGGAACCTTTCGTTCTATAACTTCAGATGAATGGTTAAAACTTTGTAATGTCAGTGGAAATGTAACGAAAAAACAGACAAGTGAACTTACTCAGGAGGAAATGAGGGCTCTACGCCTGGCATACTACGAATCACGCGCCTCATTGTAAATAAGAAATAACGAAATCCCTCTACTGTTAATTTTATCTGATAAAAATTGAATAATTATTTAAGCTTCTAAAATTACAAATGGTCGAAATCATATGGCTAGAAAAAGAGAAGCTTGCAGTTCTTACAAAGAAAAATGGCGAAAAAATAGAGCTAAGCGTAGGGTCAATTGTAACATATGAAGGTAGACCCGATGGTATAAAAATCACCGGGTTTAGCTCTAAATTTTCCGACCAAAGAGGTCCTCTTGGTCTCTATTATTTACCATGGAGGCCTGCACTAAATCGCTGGGCAGAAGAAGTCTGGACATGGAAAGGAAATGCAAGACATATTATGGCATATCCTGTAGGAACACCCCATTATGGAGAGCATATTGATTGGAATAGCCTAGAGCTATTAGAAGGTGAAGCCTTACTACATATCCAAATGCTCCTCCTGCAGCCTTGAAAGAAGCTCCTTGGTTGCCTTCTCCCATGTATACGTCAGAACCTTATCCTTAGCTTTCTGACCATGTCTACCCCTTTTTTCACTGTCATTCAGATATTCCTCCATGGCTACATAGACATCATGTGGATCACAGACTTGTGCCTCACCTCCAACTGCACTATAGATTGATGGTAAGTAATAACAATGCTTAGGTGAAACAACCATGGAATTGTCCTTTGAGCAGTATTCCTTATAACCACCAATATCAGGAACAACCTGAGGAATTCCTACCCCCATCTGCTCAAATGTGCAAAGGCCCCAGCCCTCGCCATCCGCAGTAGAAATACCAATATCTGCGACATTGTATAGCACATTAATATCCTCATCTCTGAATACCATATCCTGCGAGGAAACCATAAGGCGATTACCGAATTGCTCAATAGATGCACCACGCTTCTTGAGTTCACGGACAAAAACTTCAAAGAGCCACCAGCCACCCTTTTCACCCTTATCGCAAATACAAAGAAGGACGATATTCTTTGAAGGATTCTTTACTAAGAGCTCTACAAAAGCCATAAGCATAATATCATATCGCTTACGAGGCTGATTTCTATTCAGGCTCATAATGACAAATGCATCCTCAGGCAACTTGAGTGTCTTACGAGCTACATCTCTAGGAACAGAAAAAAACACCTTGGAATCAAATCCATGACCTAGAACTGAGAGTGGACGCGTTACTCCTTGCTCCTTGAGCTGCTTCTTCCAGTAGCTAGTAAAAGTAAATACACGGTCCGTATCACGATTGAGTATATCAATCATACCCTGGTGCTGGTTATCGTATACTTGGTCACAGTAAATCCAGACCTTGAATGGCCTTGGCGTAGGAACCTTTCTGATTTCCTCCAGAAATCTCGTGACGACAGCCATATCATTGTAAATCATGATAACATGGGGATTCTTCTTTCTGATAGTCTCCAGAATTCCCTGGTAGCCGAACCCTTGCTCTAGGGGTTTTTCAAGAGAAGCTGCATCAATCACTTCTACATTGGAAGGATATGAGCGGAAATCCTGAGGGGCCTGGGGATGCTTTTGGAATCCATAATGATATAACTCAAGTTCGGGGTTCTTAGAAAGCTCCTTGAGAATTCCGTAAGAAATCTTGGAATAGCCAGTATATTGCTGTGCATGTGTGCTGAGAAGCATAAAACGTAGTTTTTTACCTGTGGTGCTAACAACTTCTTGAATACCCTTTGACTCAGATATTTGTGTTAACTTAGGAACAAGAACTTCATCTATGGACCTAAGGTAGGAAGGAATTTCCATTTCTACCTTAGATACTTTCATTAGAGTTTAGACCACTGGCGCAGGCCTAATAACTCACTTTGTGTTATTTTCCTAATAACTCACTCTAGGTGTGTTATTTTCCTAATAACTCACTCTAGGTGTGTTATTTCAAAGACCAGCATAGACTCGCGTTGATTTAAATCTATCGGACGATTGAATTCATCGCGAAAACTTATTTCTAGGCTCATCATACGAGCAATTGGTGCAGGTGTAGATTCAAACATGGAATGATCCGTTTCCTTATTCAGCAACAAATTGTTGGACTGCCCAGGGACAAAGTAAAATATATGAAAACAATCTTGACGACCATTTCCCAATTCCATCCGCGACAGATTTTTTCCATCAGATTCTATATGCAAATATATACGATTCAAGAAATTATCTAAATCAATTGGTAAAACGCCATTTATCTTACCACTTGCATCAGATGTATAGTCTTGTAGTCCAAATCCTAAAAGCCTCGCAGGACAATTTATAGATAAGATTGCCAGTGTATTCATATCAATTGTGTCGCGATATAGACCAGAATAGAAAAGAAAACTAAATGGTGCTGCATTCGTGCTATTAATTAGCACCCTGTTTGTTTTTGAATTCTGTGTGACTGTATATATGTTTCGTTTTCCAGGGATTGCATTCAATTGGTTTTGAAGCTCTGTTAAGAATGTAGCATCTGTATAGAATCCAGGTGCCAAAGTAATAGTTGTTTTTATAAGCCCCTCTTGAAATGTAAAAGAATTCCAGCCCACATTCACGTTGTAAATAAAAGTGGGAACCGAGCCATTCATAAGTTCAATAGACATGACATTCGTCAGAGGCCTGCGTAAACTATAACGGAAATTGTTAGAATTTTTATCAGTAAGAAGATTACGATCACGTGAATTCACTACGATGGTTGTGCGTCGGAGTGCTCTCTTTATTTTAGCTTGGTCCTTCATCAAAACATGTTGGCCTGAGCTGGATGGGATATTTGGATCAGGGTAATTTTCTAGGGCAACGAATTCGGCCATCTAATTAAAGGGGTTATTGGATTTTGAGAACAGTTAACGCTAGTGCTAAATCATTATAATCATCAACAGGAAGAGGCGAACCTGACGTTGTATTTAATGAGCACATCCATATTGAATAATAATATGTTCCAGCTCCAGGTGAATCAAGAGCAAACCCGCTTAAACTTGCACAAAAGCCTGTAGAAGTCGGCTGTGTAAATGCTGCCATATAATTTGCGGGACTACCACTAATCTTAGGTAAAGTGATGCTAGTTTCATGTGACACAATATTAATTGAATTAGTATTTAAAATAGGGTTTGAATTATCGCTTGGAGAGCCAGTAGAACGTCCAACTGTTAGTTGAACTGGCCATTGCAATGCGGTAAAGGAAGCACTTGCCATAATAAGATATATTGAAGGTGATGTAATAGTAATCGGACCAATATCATATACGCGCGTCTGATACCTGTAAATTGTTTTTGTAAGAATCGACCCTGGAGGAGGCGATGAACCTGCTACATATATAGCATATGGATAATTTCCTAACTGATAACTCATAGATGGACCAGTTGGACCAATTGGCCCAGTATCACCAGTTCGCCCTGTATAACCAGTTGAACCAAGAGTTCCTGTATAACCAATTGCTCCTGTTGCACCGATTGGACCAGTTGCTCCTGTTGCACCGGTTCGACCAAGGGGTCCTGTTGGGCCAGTTGGGCCAAAGGGTCCTGTTGGGCCAGTTGCACCAAGGGGTCCAGTTGCACCAGTTGGACCAAAGGGCCCAGTTGCACCAGTTGCGCCAGTTGTGCCTTGGCCAGAGCCAGCTGGCCCAGTCGGTCCTATTGGACCCGTATCACCAGTCTGCCCAGTATAACCGCCACCACCACCCCCACTACCAGATACCATTAAGTTCCAAAATGAAGTATTTCCAATCTGGTCACCATGGACACTAATTGACATATCGCGTATAGCCAGATAAGAGCTACCATTTGAAAAGACTACGTCATTCTTAGCATATATTGTAAGTGGGTTTGTGCTATACGAGCCCCTCCAGTTAAATCCTGGACCAGTTGCTCCTGTGGCACCGATTGGACCAGTTGCACCAGTTGCACCAGTTGCGCCAGTTGTGCCTTGGCCAGAGCCAGCTGGACCCGTAGGTCCTATTGGCCCCGTATCACCAGTCTGCCCAGTATAACCGCCACCACCTCCCCCACTACCAGATACCATTAAGTTCCAAAATGAAGTATTTCCAATCTGGTCACCATGAACACTAATTGACATATCACGTATAGCCACATACGAGCTACCATTTGAAAAGACTACATCATTCTTAGAATATATTGTAAATGGGCTTGTGCTATACGAGCCCCTCCAGTTAAATCCTGCACCAGTTGCTCCTGTGACTCCTGTTACTCCTGTAGAGCCTGTAGACCCTGTGGACCCTGTGGCTCCACCTCCACCTCCACCTCCACCAGATACCATTAAATTCCAATATAAAGTATCAGCAATCTTATCACCATCCAAATTAATGGATGTTGCACGGATTGCCACATACGACCCCCCACCTGAAAAGACTACATCATTTATAGCATACACTGTCCCTGGACTATTGCTATATGCTCCTCTCCAATTAAATCCTGAACCTGTTGCTCCTATGGTTCCTGTATAACCAGTATTTGGAAAATCCAGAATACTTACCCAATCAGACCCTGCGATTAAATCAATTTGGCGTATAGCATTATTATTATAGTCTGTAATAAACAACTTATTTGCCCTAAAGAAAATGCCAGATGGCCCATTAAATGTAGAGCTAGAGGCAGAGCCATTTTGAATTCCAGCTCCATATGTTCCAGAAAATAGAGTACAATATCCAGAACGTAAATCAAATCGATTAATAACATTCTGAGCTGTTGTAAAATATAAGGTATAAGAGCCATCAAATGTAATTTGATTATCTTGTGTAAAGGGGAATGTCATATTAGTTCCTGTGCCAACAAGATATCCTGTTCCGCCATTTTGTAGAATCGTTGTAACTGCGCTTGTTGCGAGATTTATCTTTCTGATTGCACCATTATTAGAATCAATAACAAATAAGTTTCCTGAATTATCTAAGGTTAAGCCAGAGGGTAAATAGAATTGAGCAAATTGGCCAAAACCATCAATCGGTGAATTAGGCGGGCTACTTGTATTAGAGCCACCACCACCTGCAATAGTTATAATTTGCATATTTCCAGAGGCATCGCGATATAATTTACGAACCATGTGATTACCTGTATCGCAGAAATACATATTACCACTTGAATCTATGACTATACCAGATGGACCCCATAATTGGGTTGTTAAAGCAGGACCTGATGCCAAATTATATCCAGTTACCTGAGGAACCCCTGCAACAAGAGTAATAGTACCACTTGCATCTATTTTTCTTATCACAGAATTCCCCTTATCTGTAAAATATATATTACCACTTGCATCTTTCACAAGTGAATATGGATTATTTAGTTGTGCCAAAAGAGCAGAACCATTGTTACCTGAGTATCCAGGAGATGGTGGATTTTGGCCAGCGATACGAGTTAATATTCCATTTACAATTTTATATATTATGCCATCTGCCCAATTAGTTACATAGATTATACCACTAGAATCTACAAAATTACCTCTTGGATAATTCACACTAGATAAGGTAGATACAGATGCACCACTATTTACAGAATACTGATATAGAACATGTGTATTTGTGTCAATATAATACTGACCATCTATTCCTGAGCCACTTGTTGATGTTGGTGGAACTGTGCCACTAAAGAGTGTATTTGCTCCAATAACTGTGCTAGGAGCACTCTGAACACGCATAATATCTACCCAGCCTGGGCCATATCCTATGTCTATTTGGCGAATAAAGCCATAATAATTATCTGAAATAAACAATTTATTATTCTTAAAAGATATTGCTGCAGGATTATAAAATTGCGCAATTGAAACATTTCCATTTATATTATTTCCTGGGCCTACTGAGCCAGAAAATATACTACAATTTCCTGTTAGTAAATTAAAACTATAAATATACGAGTTGGCCCAAGTGAAGTATAGGGTATTAGGTCCAGCAAATGTAATTTTATTAGTCTGCATATAGACACCTTGTAATATAATATTTGTTCCAGTGCCATTTGGATATCCTGTTCCACCTGCCTTAGCAATTGTTTGAACTGTCTTTGCAGCCAGATTAATTTTTCTAATTGCGGCATTACCTCCATCTAAGACAAACAGATTGCCTGAGGTATCTAATGCTAGGCCTGAAGGATAATTAAATAATGCGACATTTGAAGGCCCATCTACAGGAATTCCAGCAGTACTACTCTGATTTGTGCCAGTTCCACCTGCAATTGTCCTAATTTGCCAATTACCAGAGGCATCCTTACGCAGCACACGAATCTGGTGATTATTCGTGTCGCAGAAATATAGAGAACCACTTGAATCAATTATTATATCCGTTGGTGTATTTAAGGTTTGTGAGGATGCAGGGAAATCGAAGAATAGCGAGCCAGTTGATGGCCAAGAAGTCACTCCATTTCCAGCAGTATCAAGATATCCTGCAATAATTGTGACATTGCCACTTGCATCTATTTTTCCGATTAGATGCTTAGTTGAATCTGTAAAATATAAATTTCCACCACTGCTTACTATTGAATGTGGTGATCCGAATGGGCCGATCTGAGGTATACCTAAATTATCAAGGTATGAATATCCTGTTTGTGGTATAGCATTTGTTCCAGCAAAAGGTATAATAGTACCATTTGAATACTTATAAATACTTGCAGCACTTGTAGACGATATATATAAATTTCCACTAGAATCGATTGTGAAGCCAATTGGGTTGAATGTCAGGCTTACTAGCGGTGACACCAGTGCCCCTGCATTTTGCGTATATTGATAGAGAATTTTCGTATTAGTATCAATATAACATTGGCCATTTTGCCCTGTTCCAACATTAATAGTTGGAGGAATTATGCCACTTAAGAGACTACTTGTGAAAGATGGTATTACATTATTCTGAAAATTCATTATATTAGCCCAATCTGAGCTAGTTCCTATATCTATCTGACGCACTTGACCTCTACCTATATCAGAAATAAACAACTTATTATTCAAATACACAATTCCTGCAGGTTGAGTAAATAATGCAGAGGATGCAGGACCATTTAGATACCCCTGTCCTTGCGACCCTGGTATCCCTGCAAAAATACTGCATTCTCCCGTGAGCACATTTAATCTATAAATACAGTTTACCACGCTTCCTATATAAGATGTAAAATACAAGGTATTAGAGCCATCAAATGCAATACTACTAAATGGATCGAATCCTAGAATAGATACATTATTCACACCATTCTTAGCAATTGTTTGAACCGTCTTTGCTGCCAAATTTATCTTTCTTACTGCTGCAGCCGGTTGATTTTGAGCATTTAGTATAGTGGTTTGATCTAAGACGAATAAATTTCCTGAATTATCGAGTATTAAGCCTGAAGGATTATTAAACAAGGCAATAGAGCAAGGACCATCGACTACGTTTCCTCCAGTGCTTGCTGTGCTAAAACCATTTCCACCTGCAATAGTTCTAATTTGCCATGTTCCTGAAGAATCCTGACGCAGCATACGAACTTGATGATTATTATAATCGCAAAAGTATAGAGTGCCACTTCCATCTATAACCATGCCAGTGGGGCTATATAGATTCATAGATAAAGCAGGATTATCACTAAATGATGAAGGGACTGAAGTCCATCCAGGAACTGGATTACCATAAATATCAATAAATCCTGCAATAACACTGATATTTCCACTTGTATCTATTTTTCTGATTACATGATTCGCGCGGTCTGTAAAATATAGATTTCCAGATTTATCTTTAACAATAGAATAGGGCTGATTTACTTGTGCTAAACTGGCACTACCACCATTGCCTGAATATCCAGCTAAACCTGTGCCCGCAATCGTTGTTATGATCCCATTCGAATATTTATAAATATAATTATTTAAACTAGATACATATCCATTCCCACTTGCATCAATTGTTAGACCACATGGTTGCCCAACATTATAATACGGAGAAACTAATGAGCCAGCATTCGATGTGAATGTATAGAAATTTTTCGAAGCAGTATCAATATAGAATTGGCCATTCACACCCGTCCCTATTAAGTTTGTAGGTGGGACTGTTCCACTGAAGAGAGTATTTGAACCAACGGTAGAAGTTGTGGGTGTTTGGAAATTCAGTATATTTACCCAATCAGATCCATTGCCTAAATTAATTTGACGGACCGCGGTGCTAGTAGGATCAGATACATATAATTTATTATTTCTATAATATATACCGCGTAAATAACCAAATGACGCAGTCGTTGCAGATCCATTTACATTAGCATTTACCTGAGATAATCCAGAAAATATATTGAACTCGCCTGTATTTAAATTGAATTTATAGATACAAAAATTTCCATATGATGTAATATAGAGATTATATGATCCATCAAACGAAATTTGATTCTGAAAATTTACTCCATTGATTTTTGCATTTGTTCCAGTCCCATTTGGATATCCTGTTCCAGATGGTTGTAGAATTGTCTTAACTGTATTTGTTATCAGATTAATCTTACGAATTACTGCATATGGTTGATAAGTTGTAGGATTTGTTTGATTTGATAGATGTAAGACAAACAAGTTACCAGATGTATCTAAGGTAATACCAATTGGTTGAGTAAATGCTGCATTATACAGAGCACCATCATAATATCCAGATGTATTTGAGCCAAGGCCTCCTGCAATTGTCTTAATTAGCCAATTACCAGATGCATCCCTGCGCAACTTGCGAATTTGATGATTATTATAATCGCAAAAATACAGACTGCCACTTGCATCTATAACCATGCCAGTTGGATTAGATAACTTCATAGATAAAGCAGGGTTCTCAACAAATGGTGAAGGGACATCCGTCCATCCAGCAACTGGAATTCCAGTATCAAGAAATCCTGCAATTAGGCTGATATTTCCACTTGTATCTATTTTTCTTATAGCGTTATTATTATAATCTGTAAAATATACATTTCCAGATGAATCACTTACAATAGAATGTGGATTATATAACAGTGTTGCATTACTACTCGAATCAAGATACCCAGCTGCACCCGTTCCAGCATAAGTAGTTAGAATGCCATTATATAATTTATAAATAATATTGCCATCATAATTACATATGTATCCATTGCCGCTTGCATCAATTGTTAGACCAGTAGGATTCGTGATATTATTACAGAATGGAACAACTACTGAACCAGCATTCGATGTAAAGATATAGAAATTCTTAGAAACTGTGTCAATATAGTATTCCCCATTGACGCCTGTTCCAATGGAACTTGTTGGGGGAATTATACCACTATAGAGAGCATTTGAACCTGTAGGGAAGGGTGCTGAAGCCTGAAAGTTCATAATAGATGTCCAATCAGGTGAAGCAGTTAGATCTATTTGGCGAATCTTATTATTTCCAAGGTCGGCAACAAATAATGTATTATTCTTATAATATATACCAAGTGGCAAATAATATGTCGCAGTCGAGGCTGGGCCATTTACAAAAGCGCCACCCCCTCCAGAAAATTTAGTACACAGCCCTGAAATTAAATTAAATTGATAGATGGCATTTTGTTCAAACATAGTAAAATATAGTGTATGAGCCGCATCAAACACAATTTGATAATTTGAGGGATAACTAGCTGACGGTAGTAAGGAACTTATATCTGTTCCTGTGCCATTCGGATATCCTGTCCCACCTGGCTTAGCAAGAGTTTGAACTGTATTTGTTGTAAGATTTATCTTTCTGATTGCCCTATTGCCTCCATCAAAGATATACAAGTTACCAGCACTGTCTAAGGTTAGAGATGAAGGATTTGTAAATAAGGCAAGTAAGCAAGATCCATCAACTAGGCCACTCAGATTTGTTCCACCACCGCCCGCAATTGTCTTGATAAACCAATTGCCAGATGCATCCTGACGTAATCTACGAATTTGATGATTTCCACTATCGCAAAAATACATATTGCCACTAGCATCAGATATTATAGCAGATGGTGAATATAAGGTAATTTGTGGATTTCCACTGGCATCTAGGGCTCGAATATCATTAAAGGGAGAACCAATTGATGAAGGCCATGTATAGACCTGTGGTGTTCCTGCAATAAGGCTAATTTTACCACTTGCATCTATCATTCTAATCACATGATTTCCAGTATTATAAGGACCACTATCAGTAAAATATAGATTGCCACGCGGACCCTTCGTAATCGAATGTGGATTTTGTAAAAGCGGGTTACCACTAGAATCCAGATAACCAGAAGTCCCTGGAGTTCCAGCAATAAGAGTATAATTTGAAGCGCCACTCAGTCGTTTATAGATAGCATTTTGCCCATAATCACAGAAATATAAGTTACCACTTGAATCAAATGTTAATCCAAAGGGACTTGTAGGGGCTGCATTAAAAAATGTCGTAACGACTGCGCCAGTATTATTAGAATACTGATAGAGGATTCTAGCAGCAGTATCAATATAGTATTGACCATCCGTCGTTCCCGTTGAAGGAGTTGGTGGACCAATTCCAGAATAAAGTGCATATGGTAAATTATCTATTGTAGAGGCGCCGATTTTGATGATATCTATCCAATCAGGCCCATAGTTAAAATTTATCTGACGAATTACATTGTTACCAGGATCAGAAATATATAATTTATTATTTCTATAATATATACTATTGGGAGAACTATACCTGGCACCAGAAGCCGCGCCATTCGTGCTACCTGCGGTAGATACAGAAGATCCTGAAAATATACTCAATACATTCGAAAGTAAATTATATTG